CGGGACTACGACATTATTGTAATGCCGCAGCGGACAAGGACGTCACAATGACGCCCACCAACAGCCTTTTAAAGGACTAGGCTGCTTCGATGAGATGGAGAAGGGGTTAACCAAGGAATCTCTTCTAAGTAGGTGAAGATTTAGAAATGGATTGGATGTTACGTGGCCTCGGCCACAACCAACACAGTCCTTATGTTCTTCATACCTGCTTTTCCAAAATCCTTAATTTCCACCGGAGGATCAAACCTTTAGTGCGCCTGTTCAGTTCCATCGTTAACTGGGTATATAGAGTGGCCAATCCGGCTGTTCTTTCCCGACCTACGGTCAGCGAATTTTAGTAGAACATTGTCAATGGGTACGTAACCCGCCGCATGCTGCTGAATTTCATATACCTGAACTACGGAAACCGTCCAGGTTTCCCGTGCACCTAAGGTAGGCATCTCGTCAGAGGACATGCTCCTAGCTAAAGAGCGAGGAAACTCACTTGATAGCTCTGAGCTTCTGCATCGGTAGAATCACTCGTTCGGATCTCACTTTCTAACTCCACGGTCGACTCTTTGTCAACTGTAAGGAGGCCATTAAGACCATCAGTGCGACGAACCGTTTGGCTAGTCGCATCGTGGAAATGGCTATAAAGATTTGGGACCTGAGCGCCATCAAGAAGTAACCTTGTCGTAGTCTGTAATAGATTAGTATTGCCACCGATGTAATTTACGGCGGCATTGACAAGATACTTCCCAATGGGTAGAATCCACTTACCCACCCCGGCCGGCTTAATACAGCCCCTCGGACTAAAGCACTCTTTGAGTACTGTCGGAAGGGTTGTCTTCGTCGAATCGGGGACAGGGTACGTCTCAGCGCTTGATTCAGGAGCGAGGAGGGCCATCCTTGATTGGTATGGACTTAAATCCTCTAAGTGATATTGGGAGAAACGAATTCTGTAATAGACTTCGATATATCCTCCAACACTAGCTCCTGGAGCAGAACGATCTCCACCCACTATTAAACGACCCGTATCATAGATATTGAGGTCAGTGGCGACTGGAGAGGAACGACAATACCTCATACAGGACAGTGCAGCTCGAGGGATCCTTAAACGGATTCCCTGACCATACACTGGGCCTTGAGTGAAGTGTTCGAAGGCATTGATCTGAGCCACCGTATTTGGTGGCCCGCGATTAGCGTTCGGTTCCCACCCCATGAATATTATACCAGGACTTATCGTCGTGGCATTCGTAGGGAAGTAACGGAACTCGAGCTCCTCGAACATGTACATGTCGTACCGTTGTGCTGTCAAATGCGCAGAGGGAAACCGTGTGGGCCATCGAGGGTTAATAATATACTCCTCGAAGTTGCCTGTAGCGGACTCTGGACAATTAAAGTGATCTACGATGAGATCTTTTCCGACCGAAACCTTGCCCACTGAGGGTAAGTTCCGGCCCAATTTTGGGCTAAACGCAACCGGGAAAGATGCGTCCGCCTGACGTTGCCGTCTTCTTCTGTTGTTGTTGTTGTTCTTGGCCATATTGTAGGTACTCCCTCTAATGGCTATAGAGCGACTGTACATCCTGTCAACCTAGCGCCTTCTTGAAGTGAGGTGATCATCAATCTTTTAATTAAGAACGATTATTTGGTCGGATAAATCAACGACATTACGTGTTCTTTTACATGTGGTGATCAATGATCTTGTTCGACCTCCTCCTTGAAGGGCGGGTACCCGTGCAGTCTGTCGACATTCCAATGTCATGGACATCTTAGTACGGAAGTATACCGTTTTGGGTACTTAATGATAGGACTACCTGGTCGGGCTAAAGAGTCGAGATGCGGGAGCTAAAATGCTCCGCAGTCTCGTCCTCTTCTGGCCTGACTTGTTGCTCGTAAAGTGACATCCCGAAGTTAAAGATTCTGGAATCCCTCATTCGTGGCGAACTCTGAGCTCTAAAAGCCTTTAAAGCTTTGTAGGGTAATCTTACCCTAAGCTTTGGCTTATCGAAATCTGAGTCGCCTAATGCGAGTGGCGGGGTCCAGACCTCTCTTTCTTCGGGGACAACAACACCACGTTGCTGGGGCCCGATCTTCGGCCCCACAATCCATCGCGGTGAGTGGAAGTAGGTAAGCTTATGTTGGTGTCTTTCAGACACTAAAGCTATTTTGGGTACCTGCTCAGGATTTGATAGGAAAGCTTTCTCCAAGTATGAGGCATAACGCCTCTGAAACTTGGTAAGCCGGACTTTCATCCCTGGGTAAGGAATAAATCCCAATCCGCCTCTCTCAAAGGGTAAGAAAAGGTTGTACGTTGTAGTAACATACTTCTTTTCCGTGCTGCCTTTCATCCCCCAATTGGGGTTCCGGGTTTTCAGCTGAGAGAGCGCCTCTATGGACTTACGATGATAGTGCATGAAACGCCGATGAGCCCTTTCCGGGTTTACGGCATTATGCACAACTTCGTTATAATAGTCCCAAAGTGGCGCGTGTTTAGCGGTGTCCCTACCGGTCAGTTTCGACTGTCCGGTGAGCAGACCTGCGTTCAAGCAACCTAGGAATCTGAACTGTCCATTCCTATATGAGTATAACTGACTATTTACTGTCAGGAACTCAGGATGGATATAGTTCTTTCCCAAAGAGAGCTCAAATCCTACTTCGTGCACCTCCGTTTGCCAAAGGTCATATAGATCGCCGTCCGCACGGAAGATGATATCATCTCCGTTAACAAGGACGGGAAGGTCGCGTATATCGATCTCTTGATCGAGATATTTCTCGAGTGCTCTCCAGTACGCCACCAGATTCACGATACACAGTATCGGGAAGGACAAAGTGCTTCCCATTAACTGGCCCGTAGTCTGGTGGATAGGACCGAGACCACTCTTCCGAGGGTAATGTATCTCCTGCTCATAAAGAACTGAGCGAAGAACCTCCAGAATCCTTCTGGTACGTTCAGAGAAATCACCCAAGGGAAATAAGCGCAACGAGGCTTCGAATGCTGCCTTTGTGTGTCGGATATCCAGGGAATCGGTCGCGGCAGAGTAATCTCCGCTGACCCACTCCGGGAAATCAAGACCCAAGGCTTGTTCACGCCTCACAAGATCTATAAGGTCTCCTACTCCGAGAGGGCGCCCGGTAAGGGCAAATTGAGGGAATGTCTGCAGATATTTCCATAGAGCCTTTTGGTAAAAACGGCTTAACCAGTAGCGATACGAATCGCCTTTGGTAATTAGCCTAACCTTTAAGGGCTCCAGGACTGCAGAAACCATGACCTTGTGTGAACCAGACTCAGCTAAAGTTAAAGCTTCGTCAAACGAGAGAGGCATTTTGCCTCGAATCTCACGGACCACACCTGGTCGGACTTCAACCATACGGATGAGTCCTCCCTCCAAACTCTCACGGATCCACTCTCTCGAGCCACCTTCAGAACGCTTAGACTGAAAAGAAGCCGCGGCCGATGCCTCATAGAGGTGTTCGGACGGTGCTTTAAACCTTTCGAAAGCGTCCTGGTAGCGCCTGAGATGATCCGCGTCGGGCTCAACTCCTCTGGGTTCCTCAGACAGAGCGATGCTATGCTTCTCTAGTGCCTGCTGTATAAATTCAGCTGGCACCGGAGCCGCGGCACGCTTCACGCCTTGAAGGATCCCAAAGAAGAGTCGAGCATTCCGACGCGTCTTGGAGACGATACGCGCCTTTAGTAGGCGCTTGACCTTTCCGATGAACAGAGGGTTACCTTTAAATCCCTCTGGGGCATCGGGCAATGGATTGTTTAGAAACTTGGCCATCGGATACGCAGTACAATACTTAGCGTATTTGGTAAATTTTGCCAATGGCCAGTCTCTAGCAACAGTGAAGAAGATCAATTGATCCTCCATCGGAAGAGTCAGAAGCTTCGGAACTGAATCCGCTATGACTTCTATGAAGCCACGTGCGAGATAAAGTGCATCAAAGCTAGACTCACCCTGTAAGACAAACCTGGCCGGTTTGCCTTGGACTACCTCT